AAGTTTTTTTCAGGATGTTGAAAGTAAACGTGCAGGCTCTCATCTATCCTTTCAGTGGACAAATCACAGACATTCGAAGAAATCAACTCATTCCAACAGCCAAATTCAAACATACTGTCTTACATCAACCAATTTTTATCACTAAACTAAAGAATAAAACGTCACCACCCGACCCCTCAAAATCCAAAAATACTTTAAAAGTAAATCCAGTATGGTCAAATGCTTTTTTTGATTGGAATTCAGCTTTAATCAATCCATGGACAGTTCTTCCCTCTTCAACCGGCTCTGGCTCAATGTCAATACCATCTTCTAAAAATGCAAACTCTGATAATGCTGTTTTAAAGAATGCAGAATTCATTAACGAAAGACTTCCTTCATACATAAAATTGCTTTTTGATAGTCTTGATCTTAAAGGTAATGGCTATGTTAATCAATTTGGTTTTTGGGCATTATTATATTTGGATTACAGTCTACATTGTCTTGTTCCCCTCGAGTATTATCGACAAATGTTAAATTTAAGAACTAAAGAAAATGTGGTATTTCTAGATACCTATGATGAAGTTGATTATGCTATTTCTTACCTTTCCCGCTTTCCCAAGTTATTGTATATTAATGGTCATGGAAGAAAATTTATTAAATTGCCGAGTTTTGGAAAATTAGGATTTACTTTTGAAAAAGATAATATCATTGGAAATATAGGTAATGACTTGCAATATTGGACGTTGTGGCCTTTACATAATGATTACACTCAAGCAGATACTAATCGTCCTAATCATGCTAATATTCTCAGAAACCTAAGTCATTTTGACAATGAGTTAGTTAGTATTCATTATTACCCTACTTTTTTCTACGAACATTATTTATATTTTGAAACAGTGCAAGAATTGATAAAACATCAAATTTATAATGTTATTCGAACTTATCGTGCTCAGTTAAAGTTACAAGATAATCTTGGTACCAATAGATTGGAAAGAAGAGGTTATTATTTAACAGCGTATAGTCCTTTTTATGAATCATTCACTGATGCAGTAGTCGCAGAGTTCGGAGAATTATATTTATACCTTCAGTTATTTGGATCACTGCCTTTTACTAGCGGTAATTTAAATGTCATTCCCAATACTTACTCTCAGTTTGATTTTTATTATCATCAAAGATTCGGACATTTAAAAGAATTTGGAAAACTTACATTCGAAAACTTAACCGAGAAATATCGTCGTAATAATTTGAAACCTTTTCAGTTATTTTTCGTTTATGAACAAATGTATCAATTAATGCAAACCATTTCACCAAGCTTGAATCTTAACCCCAACCTTGAACTCGTAGACTTTGAAGAATACGGTGATGGAGCTAATTTGGAAGATTTTGACATTAACGATGTTAGTGCATGTCGATTGATAGATTATCCTTTAGGTGACGCTTTACCATTAAATACGTTAGAAGTGTTTCCCCCTAATTTGTTTGAAGTTTCAGAACACATCAGAATGATGTTTGATAGTAGATTTTTAAGTCCATATGCTATGTATCCCCTACCTTTAGTTCCTGGTGGCCATGATTCTTTAGTTCAAACCGATGCAAGCAGATTATCTGATTTTCGAAAGAATACTGCTCAACGTAAAGTGTTTAAAGCGTTACAAAAACAGGTGTTGAATTCCAAAATTGTCTTCAGAAAATATGTCGAACCTAATCTTATTAAAAGTTCTATTCCTTCAGCAGATTTTCTTTTTTGGGTTGTTTATTGTGTCGCTTCTCCTCCTAAATTCACAGTCAGCTCACAAGGTGATCTGGATGTGCCTCCTATTACTTCAGATATTTCAAATTTGGTTTACACTTCACCCAATACTTCATCTTTCAAATTGTTGAGTCTCTTCTTCCAGTTTCTTCATGAGAAGACTTTTCTCCAACTCAATCAGCCAATGAGCATAGTTTTTCTTGGTGCTAAAAGCGAACCAGTGGCAAATATGTTATTTAACTTGTCTCATGGTAAATGGAGTGTACAGCGTTTTGGTAATGATGCAGAATGGCCTGGTAAGAAAGCAGATGTTCTATCTATTAATTTGAAAAACGTTTACGATATCGTAATTTCAGACATGGACCAAAGTATTGGAGCGAATGTTAATAGCATAACGGCTAACACTTTAAAGCAGTTAAGAGTATGTTTAGAAGCGTTCAGTAAGAGAATGATTTTTAAATTACAATATTGTTTATTTCATACTTTAAGTTCGATAACCGCCATGTTACGTGAATATGGTGCTGAAATCGCTCATTCAGGTCAATTCATCAAATTAAAAATTACTCGCCATGCTTGGTCTAAGGTTGGAAGTTTAGAAGTGTTTTTAATTATTGATAAAGTGCGGACTGAAGAGACTATTCCTAATGATAATGAATTAATGAAGGTTGTGAATACTCTAGGATTGAGCGAACCTAATCAAGTGTTTTTCACTTATATGGGTACTCCTCGAAGATATACTTTGAATGACTTAAATTGTAAGATTTTTAGTGTTGACATCACTTCCGAAGAGATGACTAATATTTGTTCTATTTTCTTAAATTTATCTCAGTGTGTTAGTTACGGTTCTTTATTGCATGATAAAGAACATTTAAATCTGACATTCTTTGGCACCACGAATATTCAAAGAATTGGCCTTTTCATGCGTAATAAGCAAGTCTACAAAGCACTGGCTATTACTGGTAATGATCATAAACCTGAAGGAGTTTTCACCCCTAGTACTGATTTTGTAATACCTGGAGTTAGAGAAGTTTTAGTTTTAGCAGACGCGCAACGCATGGTGGGTTGGAAAATGTTGAAAGCATTACATTTTGATAAAGGCGCCCTTGATTTAAATTCAACCGCTTATGATATTGGTTGTCGTGATTATGAATGTGCTTACATGACCGTTATGGACGAAAACACAATAATACGTTATGTTGGGTATGACAGAGCTTCAGTATTAGACGTCAAACGAGGTATTACAATAGTAAAAGCGGAGGTTAATAGGGAGAAATTAATCGAATTATGCGGTTTAGGTCATGTCTTTGCTTTTAATTCTTATTATATGGGATTCGAGTCAAGAGATGAGCTTGAGCAGGAATTGAATTATATCGCTGATCATTTAGTTATAAAAGGTTTCTTTTTTATTAGTTTTTACGCTATGCACGATGACTTAAAACCGATCTTGAGACATCATGGATTCATTGATATCACTAGTGCTGACGTTGCTGCTAATAAATTTACTTTTGGAAGGTATCACGCTGTCGCTACAGTGAGCGTTGATTTCGTTGAAGAGTGGAAAAGAAAAATGATGAATAAGTACGATGTTTATCAAATATTTTTATCCGCTAATGATGTCAGTTTCAGTTGTATCATGCATGGTTATTCCGTCAATCTGGACAGTATGTATTTCGCCCCAATTTACAATCTTGTGTCTCCTTGTTTTCTAATTCACCCTAAGAAATGATTCTTCGACTGTTTGTGCATGTGTTTTGGAAGGATGTTGGAAACTGTCACGTGAGCTCTCCCCTAGCCTTTTGACATACCGTGTTGTGGCGGCTCAAACCTGAAAACAGCTATTGTC